GCAACCTTGTAATCGTACAGAATCTTCTGAATATACGATGGGATTTCTGCCGTAGGGTCTGTCCAAACCTTTTCGCCAGCCTTTACGAAGTTTGATGCAGGGATATAAGATGTCTGTGCGGCTACGACCCCAGACCATCCCTTGGTGTCGGCATTGGTATAAGCACCACCCTTTGACAGTACCTGTGCTGCCATGTTTGACAGACGATAGTTGTTCGACTTAATCAAGTCTGAAACACCTACGACGAAACCGTTGATGAGATTTTGGTCTGCCACGTCAAACTCACGAAGACGTGCCTGCAACTCGATTTTGTTAAGAGAGTTCTGATACAACCCCTTACCATATTGATAGATGCTGCCATTTCGTGTCTCAAATCCCTCATTGTCAAGTTGTGCCGTCTCCGAAAGAGGAGCCATTGCCTCCGCCATAGGAACGACACGCTTTGTCTTCGAGCGAACAGTCCACGCGGGGTCAATCGTCTTGTCTGACAAGTTGGGCATATATTCGTTACCATCTACGGTAAAGTGCTCCTGCCAGAAGAAAGAATCTGAAGCAATCTCCAACTTGTCGTCAATAAGGGTCTGCAAAAACCCTGTATTGGTATCACTGATAAGGTTCTTCTGATACAGCTTGTTGATAGCCTCGTCTGGGCTAAACTGATATTTCATTGCATTTCCATCCATAATTGTGTCCTCCTGTTTTTAAATCCAAAATATTCCGTCAATGTAAGAACGGTTCTTAGCAAGGACATAATTTGGAAGCGGCTGCATACGCTGAATCCATGCCTGCTTATCGTAAATTGTCGAGATTGAGTAGTTAACGTTCTCAATGCCATATCGTCCGTCGGTGGGCAACAGGTCTCTGTCTGCCTCGATGAATGTGTTAGGATTGGGAACCAATACGGTTGCTGTCGCACTTGCCGCAGTACCTGCCGCCTCCACCAAGATTGCACCTGCGCTCAAAGCACCGAGGGTTGTGTCAACAGTCACGGTGAACTTCTCCGTTGTGCTGTCATAGACCACGTCTGTAACCTTAGTGGACTGACCAGTTGTAGTCGCGGTAGAAGGAGCGACCATAAGCAACATGCCCACCTCTGGGACGTCAGAATAGCCGTCTCCGTTGAGAACATAAGATGTAGCATCTGCCAATGCGTCGGTCTTGATTGCAAAACTTCTGAAAATCAAACCCTCTTGGAACGGTGTGAACTGAAATAGCTGGGCAGCATAAAGATGCCCAAAACCTTTGGGTGGATTGGCGATTGTGCATCCAAGAAGAACGTTCTTCCTGTCTTCGCCATTGCTATCCTTGACCCATACGCTTTTCCCACCCCGATATTTCATCGAGGATTCGAAAAAAATTGATAAATTTGGATATGCCATAATATAAAATTGTTATTAAATCTTTACCTTCTTGACACCATTTAAATAATCCTCGTCCTTAATCTTCTCTGTGTTAGAGGTTATCGGGCGTGTGTCTCCTATTCTGTTTTTGTACAACTTGGTAAAGTTTGCGTTCAGCATCTCTGCCAAATCATCCTCTCCCTTGTCATAGTCCAACTGCATGATGTTAAGGACTTGTTCCAAATCATCGTGCAAATCGGAGCGAACCTTTTGTTTCGCAAGGTCAAGCACTTTGGCACGTTTCTCCTGCTTCTGTTGCTCGGCTTTGAACTTATTCAGCTCGGCTAATTGCTCTTTTACCTCGTCGGGTATTTCCACCTTAACCTCATTAGTCGTCGGCTTGTTTACCTTCGGATTCCCTTTTAACGCCTCAATCTGTTTCAAATAGTCTGATTCCTTCTTACCCCAATCCTCTGCCTTTGCCTTTAGCTCCTTTGATGCGGCAGAGAAAGCCGTATCTAAACTAAACTTGATGTTACCCATAACGGATTCATCCTCGATGTCGGCATCGGCATAAGTGGTTGAAAACTTCTCCGAAAACTTGGAACGGAAATCATCGTTCAGCGTGTACTGTTTCTCAGTACAATAGTCATTTACTTTCTGTAAAACTTCTGTTTGTGTTGCCATAACATTTCTTGTCTTGGTTTTAAATATCTACAAATTTAACTTAAAAAAGGTTATATAAAATTAAAATAGTATAAATTCTAATTGTAAGTTTATTTTCCGACATTAACTTGTTTCCAATAAAGCGACTATAAATGTCTTAAATCATTAACTTTGGGAAAGCATAAGAATTTTTTACTAATATATGGTAAAGAAAAAGGAAGACATAGTAATAAAGCCAAGGACGGAAAACCAATATAACGCTATAAGAAGCAGTGCTGATTTTGTCGTGCTTACTGGGAGTGTAGCAAGCGGAAAAACTTTTACATTATATTATGCACCGATTCATTTTCTAGTCAATAATGCGGGTGAAAAAATCATGTGTTTTATGCGTAACGTTTCTGACTTCTGGGGAGCGGGAAAGGTTAGCGATACGATGAAAAAGATTTACCCATTGGTAGACAGAAGTACAAAACGACAGCCAAGAGAGCCAATCGGAGAGATTATCCGCAACCAAGTGGACATGGGTGTTAAGTTCTATAATGGTAGCGAGATAAAGTTCCAACAACTTGACAACGAAAGCAATACCGTCATTGATAAGATTGCGAAAGGTATCCAGACGAAACGACTTATCTTCGATGAGTGCAACAAGTTTGACTGGAACACGATTACAACGTTTATGGCACGACTACGCTCCGATGGTGACGGAAACGCACAGGTTTGGCTTGCACAGAACCCAGAACGTAATTGCCCATTAAGGACGTTGTGTGGCACTGGCGAACATGGAGGTGGTTGGATAGGAGATGATGGTTATCCTATCAAAGAAATGGATGGTAAGATAATGTACTTCAACATGGAGGACGGAAAGGTAGAGAAGACCTATTTCGGACGTACCAAGGAAGAGGTATATATGAAATGCAAGGCATCCATTGATGCAAAGTTAGAGAAAGACCCAGACATGAAATACGATGACTTCATGTTATCTATGGTATTCTATACGTTTGACATGCGCGATAACAAAGTCATGTTAAACAAAAACAAAAAATATCGTGCCATCACCGCCAATTCTGCCACGGCACAATCTTCCTATGCCAACAACTGGAACTATTCGATAGATGATATCGACGGCGGCGAGACGCTTGAAGATGGTAGCGACCTAAGACCAGAGCATATAGAGAATATGTTCCGCATGCCATCAAATATCATAAGGAAGACGGAAAAGATTACGGTTGACATGGCGTTCTCTGGCACGGACAATATGGTTCTGATGCACTGGATAGGATTCCACTGCGATGACATAGTCTTTAGCGAGAAAAATTCGTTTACCGAGGCGGTGAACATTATATTGCGCTTTATGGACAAGCATAATTGCGATGACAGCAACCTTATCATTGACGTGCAAGGAGACAGTGCCATAAAGGATGTTTTCAACCTAAACAAGAAAGCGGGTGGCATAGGTACTGACGCACCCTACGGAACAGGTGGCTATGCCTTTAGCGGTGCCGTCTCAGCGACAGGTAAGAGCAAGCTGTCATTCGAGCGTTTCAAGGATGAGGCGGCATATCTTGGAGTGAACATGATTAAGGCAGGGTTTATAACCTTTGACCCATCATTAAAGAACAGAAGATACACCCACCAGAAACTTAAAAGAGCGGGAGCGACTACCGTTTGCAAGCACATGATTTTTGAGAGCAAGGCATTCGTCTTCGACAAGACACCGACAGGAAAGATACGGTTCATGCCAAAGGAGAAGCAACACCACTCACTGAAGGGATTCTCCCCAGACTTGCTTGACAATATCATCATGCGTTGCGGTACGGCATATTCCATCTGCTACGAGGCGATAGCCGAACATACTGGAACGGTGAGAAAGAAGTTCAACGCAAAGGACATCATCGGATATGTGAACGTTGACGGGAATGACGCAGACGCCACAGATAGAAAGAAAAAGATTAGTGCCAATTCGGACAAGATATTAAAAATGTTAAGTACAATATGATTACAAAAAAGGATATTGCGTGGTATTTGGAAGACCCTACACGCCTGGAATTGAAAAAGCCGTTTACGAGGGGTGGCGACTTGGCTGACAACAGCCCCGACATGGACGTTCAGCTTACCACCAAAGACAAACCGTTGCTAAGCAATCTAAATCTGCATGAGATTTCGCAGGACACGTACTTGCAGGAGTATGACCCATCGATGCACAGAATCAGGTTCAACCGTTCCATACCTCACATTGCGGTTAAGATTGGAGACAATGCGCCTATAGACATTGACGACCTTACCATTACGGCTGCGTATCAGAAGAACATACACGCCTCTCATGTACTCCATCTTACCGCACAGCACATGGAGTTCACGCTATGCACGCCACAAGACGATAACGATACTGACGATGTAAGCAAACGCTTCCAAGACGTAAAGCAGCAATGGGATTTCAAGAACATGGAGCGTATAAAGTACGAGGTGATTTCCAAACAGAAGAAGGTGGGTGACGTTGGGCTGTTATATCTATACGACAAGAAGAAGAACGAGCTAAGATGCAATGTGTATTCTTATGAAGACGGATATATCGTCGTTCCAAACTATAACGAGTTCGGAGAGCAGATAGCATGTTCCATCTGTTACAAGACGGACGACGGTACGCAGGTAATCGACACTTACGATGACGTAAACCATTATAGGATATATAACGATGCCGAGGACGAATCCGCGATTGACGGCTGGGTAAGGAAAACGGAGCCTCACGGCTTCTCCCGATGCCCATTGCTGTATAAGCGTGGAACGCCTGCATGGGAATATGCGCAGAGCAGCATAGAGATGTGGGAGTTGATGACCAACATCAATGCAGTGGCGTTGAAACGTTTCGGAACGTTCGGATTGGTTCTTACGGGGGAGATGGACGAGAATAGTTTCAAGCGTGATTCCTCTACCCTTATTATCAATCTTTCCGCAGACAATAGCGGTGGTAAGCAGGACGCAAAGGTGATACAGTTCCCAGAGCCACAGAAGATGATTGACTATCTTGATTTTCTGGAGACGAAGATTTCCATATTTTCAAGCGTGTCATTCATTACACCGAAGGATATTACCTCTACAGGCAGCGGTGGAAATGGCATATTCCTTGCGATGAAGAACGACCTTGCCTTGGCGACACAGAGCGTCGCGGATTGGTCGGACTTCACAAACGACATGATTTATCTTTTCCAAGAGGGGTTGTCGCTTGAATCAAAGGATAGCGGGAAATACACAGACTTGAAGATTTCCGCAAGGCTGAAGCCGTGGTCTATGGAAAGCGAGAACACCAAGATTACCAATCTTGCCATGGAGTCCAAGTGGTTGTCGGCACAAAGCATCATAGAGAAGTCTCCAGACGCTGCACCAGACGAGTTGGAAAGGATAAGCAAGCAAACGGTTAGCAACGCCAACCAAATGACACAGACAAACCAAGATACACAACAGGAAATAGATGCAAACGCAAAGAAAGCAGAGAACATAGCAAGGAACAGCAATGCCTTGACAAGTACAGAACAAGAACTTTCGGCTTCAAGTGCCGCAGGTGCATAATACCACCATGACCATGATATCACACTCTTTAGCAATAGTATTAGTAGCCATAATATCAATATTGGGCAATATCGTGCAATACTTATTAAACAGGAAGTCAAACGACATTAAAAACCTAAAGGACAGAATAGAGCTTATGGATGACGTTCAAGATAAGCAGACGAAGTATTATCAGACCGAAATCGGTTATCAGAACGACAGGATAAAGGAGTTGCAGGAAAAGCTTGACAAGCAGGCGGAGATGCTGAAAGCCAATGCCGAGGAAATCGTGAGACTGCAACAGATGGTGAACAAGCTTATTGGTGATAGCTGCCACTTGGAGTTTTGTCCGAACCGCTCACCGTATACTACGGACGAGTTGAACGAAATGACAAATAAGAGAAAGAGAAATGAGAAGACGAGTAAGGCATAGAAGAAACAGAAGGTTCGGTGGAGCACGCTATCTAAAGTCGTTGATGCGTGAGATAAGCACACGATGGAAGTCAGACACTCCCAAGTTCTTCAAATGGATTATGAGGATAGGTCTTTCCATCAGTGCAATAGCCATAGCCATGAA